AAATTGGTTATTATGCTCTGTATCAGATAATGAGTATTGTGAAGAATGTTTTGATTCCTATCTGGAAAGCGTTCGGTAAGTTTGTTGTTGATGTTATTGCTGCGGTTGCGAAATTTATTGTTTCTGCGTTCAAGAAGGCGTTCTGGTGGTTGATTAATAATGCTCCGGGTTTGATTAAGGATGCTTTTGTTGGGGTGTTTAACTTCCTTATTGATGGAGCTAAGGCTTTGTGGGATGCTATCAAGGGCGGTGCCGGTTGGGTTTGGGGCAAAATTAAAAGCGGTGCTTCTGCTGTTGCTGGTGCTGTTGGTATCATTGATAATGATAAAGAGCAGCAGGTTGCTCAGCAGGTCGCTTCGGATGCGCGTGATCTTATTGAGGGTGAAATTGAGGCAGCTTTGGAAGAGAAAAGGAATATGGAGGCTGATGGTGGAATTATTGATGGTATTGCTAATTTCTTTAAGGGTTTGATTGATTCTGCTTTTGATGGCTTGGGTCGAATTGTTGAGAATGTTCAGGAGAGGATTGCTGATTCTTTTGAGCAGAGGTTTGGTAGAAGCATTGACGATGTGGCTGTTTCTTTCTTTAACACTGATTCTGTTGCTGATGCTATCAAGGCTGGTCAGGAGGTTGCTGAGGCTATTGCTTTGGATCAAACTGGTGAGGAGTTAACTGATGCTGCTGATGCTATGAATGCTGCTGCTAATGCTTTGAAGGAGGCCGGTCAGAAGTTTGCTGATAATGTTGTTGACTATTTGGGTAATAAGTTGAATGAGTTTAAGAGTGAGATGTTGGATGAGTTGCAGAATCAGAAGGCTGATCAGTTGAAGGTGTTTGATGATCAGCTTGCTGCTATTGATGCTTTGGAGAAGGCTGAGCAGGAGTTGTTCAAGGAGCAGCAGCGTATTGAGGAAGATAGGCAGAGGATGCGTGAGCGTGCTTTGCAGAGGGAGAATTATAATAGGAATCGTGCTCTTGCTATTTACGAGGGTCGTATTGATGATGCGAGAATGTTGGATCTTGAGCAGAAGAAGGTTGATGCTGATAATGCTGCTGAGGATAAGAGGATTACTGTTGATAGGGCTAGAGAGGAGCAACAGAGGCAGCGTGACATTGCTAAGGAGATTCTGAAGCGCCAGAAGGAAGATGCTGCTGCTGCTTTTGATGACATTATCGCCAACTTTGAAGAAATGATTGCAAAGATTGGCGAGTATGGTACTTATAATCAGGAAGAACTTGAGGCTCAGCTGGGAGAAGTCCTTGCAGCTGCTCAGCAATCATCTATTGATTTGGGTGATGCGTTTGAATCTTATTATCTTGCTATTCCAGATATTATTGCTGATCATACTGATTCGACTATTGGTTTCTTTGAAAATCCTATGAATGAGTTGGTTAATTCAGCTAAAGATATTTTTGGTATAACTAATCCGGGTGCTGAAACTGTTCTTGGTGCGACTGCTCAATTGATGACGAGTATGGGTGATTACTTTAGTAATGAGACAACTGGTCTTCCGGGCATAATGGCTACTGCTGATGAAACTTTCCAAGGAATTATTGATAATACTATAACTCCTACTACTGAAGAAATTGAAAGAATTCTTGAAGAAGATTTTGATCCGGGTACTATTATGGCGGAAGCGTATGAGGATGCTAATACTAAGATTCTGCGTGAGTATGAGAAGATGATTGATTCTTCTGTGAGTTTGACCAGTGAGATGGCAAGCCATTTTGATCCTGTTATTGCTAAGCTGGTTGCTGTTGAGGCTGCTGCTAAGGCTGCTGGTAATGCTGTTTCTGGTGTTGGTGATGGTAGCGGTGGTGGCGGTGGTGGCGGTGGTGGCAGTGCTTTTACTATGCCGTCTACTCCTGTTAGTCTTATTGGCTATGAAAGACAGGATATATACAGTAGGTCTTCTAGATATGTAGAAAGCAATTTCCCTAATCTTGCTGGTGGTGATGCTGCGATATCTGCTTTGACAAGAGATATTACGAACGCAGTGATTGAGGTTGAGGGTTATTTAAGAGCTGTCACTAAGCCGTCAGATAAGCAGGGCGTTTATGATACTCTTAAGTCTAATTATAGTGGTAAGGTTTTGAGCGGCTTGAAGTCTCACATGAGAACTTATCATCCGAAGATTACTTTGGCTAAGGGTGGAATGGTTCCTTATGGTAATGGTGGCAGGGCATCTTATATGGCTGGTGGTATGGCTGTTCCGGGTTTTGGTAGCACGGGTGTTCCGGCTCTCCTTCATGGTGGGGAGTTTGTTTTGAATAAGGCTGCTGTTGAGAGAATTGGTTTGACCATGAAAGTATTTGAGCAGATGAATAAAGCAAGACTTAAGATGGGTGGCGACATTAGCACTCTGCCTTATTTCCCTGACACAAAAGATATTAAGTTTGGTATTCCGAAGACTGACTACAACAAGGCTGGTGGTGTTGTGAATAGCTACAATACTACTAACACTACAAACATCTATGTTGATAACTTTATTGGTGAGGACGAGTGGTTTAGGAATATGCTTAAAGAATATAACATTAAGCACAAGAGAGTCGATGACCGTAGATACGGTATAACTGATCCAATTTATACTACTTACAAGGGGGCTTCGTTCTAATGGCTTATGTTAAATTTTTAAGTTTAGATGGCGAAGAGTTGACTGTGGGTGGGGCTAGGTTTTCTTCATCTGAAACTATTAATGCTTCAAACGTGGAGACTGCTTCAGGCCGTCAGAAAAGGTTTTTTAGTCGTAATAAGAAGAGCCTTCAGGTTCAGTATAACTATATCCCTTCTGGTGATTCTCATGCTTTTGATTCAAGGAAAGCGAGGGATTATATTTATAGTTTGGCTACTAAGTCTCCTCCTAAAATTTTGGTGAATTATCGTGATGATCCGAATGGTGTTGATGTTGAGTTTTATGGTTTTATTGATTCGTATAGTGAAACTATTCTTAGAAGAGATCCTGTTGCTCAATGTATTTATTATGATTTGAGCTTCAACATAGAGGAGGCATAATGGGCAGCTGGAATAGGTCTACTTATTCATTCAGCTATAAGCCGGGTGCTACGGATTTTTATGGCAATGATCCTAATTATCCTAAGATTATAGCCAGCGGTGAAGGCACTGTAACCGTTGTTGCTGTTAAAGCTTCTCTGGCTTCAGCCTCTCTGTCTGCTCAATCTTCAGTCACTGCTATTGCCAGAGAAATCTTGTTAATTCAGCCTGATCTTGATGGTGATGCTGGAACTGTAACGGTGGCCACAGAGGTTCTTAAAGGCATAGTTTTTATTGATGGGGAATCTTCTGCAACTGTTACAAGCTTGAAGTTTGCAAAGGCGACATCTGGGGTGTCAATAACTTCTTCTGCTAATGTTGTTGGAACAGAAGTGTTGCTGGGTTCTTCTGCTATTTCTACAACTTCAGAGTTAACGGTTGTTGGTAGAAGAGGTCAGCTAATTGACTCGGCTTTGAGTGGTTCTGCGTCCACAGTCGTGGATGCTCTCAAGATACCTGCAATTGCTTTGTCTGTTTCTGGGTCGCTTTCTGTTGATTCAACTGCTTTGGAAATTCTTTTTGCTTCTACTGCGATCACTACTTGTGATGTTGATTTGTCTGCTACTTCTTTGAAGTTCGCTTTAGGGTCTTCTTCAATTGTTATATCGTCTAATTTATCGGCTGTTGCTTTGAAATTTGCTAAAGCTGCCAGTTCAACTTCTGGCTCTGGTGATCTTTTTGTTACTGCTTTAGAGATTTTGCTAGCTGGTGCTGCTTTGGATCAAACTGCTGTTGTGACGACGGTTGGTCGTGAGATTTTGAAGGCTGCGTCTTCGATAAATATTTCCACAAGAGTTTTGTGGGCTGGTGCAACTGCTTTTAATGCTTCAAGGACTGGTGAAGATGTAAGAACGCCTAGAACCCTTGTTGTGATTGACAATATGCCTTTGTCTGAGCACAATAGAAAGATGACTACGAATGTGGTCAGGTCTTTTGTGGAGAATGTCAATTGGGAGTCGTCTAAGTCTAGGTACTATAGAAATGCTAATGGTCGTAGGACTTTTGACATTAGTTGGAGTTATTTACCGGGTGAAAGGGATGATACGGCTGATTTAAGGTTTGGTAGAAATAAAATTCATAGTATCGCTTCTGATCCAGATGTGCATACTGTAAAGATTCTGAATTTCGATACGGATGGGGAAACTCCATATTCAGAAGACTCTTATACTGTTATGGTTACGGGGTATTCGGAGAATCTGATAAGAAGAGATGTGTCTAATGGTGTATACTTGTGGGACTGTCAACTTCAGCTGGAGGAGGTCTAATGATTACATCTGATATTTACGGTAAAACTTTTAGTGAAACATTTGATCAAAAAATCTCTTCGCCAGCGCAGTTTATAAAGCCAAAAGTTCTTGTTAATTGGGTTGAAAGCAAGCATACTACTGGGCTTTCGACTTCTATTAATGCTGAACATCAGCATTCAAGCACATCGGTCGGTTCTCTTGGATATTATTTTACTGCTGAACAGATGATGAATGGTTTTGAGAGGCAGTCTTATTCTTGGGGTGTCGCTGATGCAAAAGATGTTGATGGTAATGTTATTAGAGCTGATGGTTCTTGGTATGTTATGCCTAATAATCTTGCTGATAATTATGAGTTTGGGTGGTGGTCTGGTGCTGTTTCGACTGCATCTGTGCATCCTACTTATGGAGGTTATTCTTTTTCGGTCAGCCCACAAGTTGAGTTTGAGTTTGATGATAGAAAATGTAATTTAATTAGAGTTTTAACTTCTGAGCTGTACGGTCAAGTTCACACTTACCAACTGGAGGTTTGGGCTAAGAATTCTTCTGGAACGTCGATTGCAGATCCTTGGTATAACGAAGTTATAACTATTCCTACAGATTCGTATTACTATGACCATCACTTGCCAGACTTGTTAACTTCATATAGTGGTAGTTCACAAACTAAAGATACTGTTTATAAAATCAGGCTAACGATTTTAAGTACACGAAATCCTCAAGATTATGCTAGAATCCAAGAAGTAAATCCTATATATCAGGTTGATGTTTCTGATGATGTGATTAGTTTTAGTTCTGATAAGACTAGGGATCTTCATGCTACTGAGCTTCCTATTGCGGGGTCTGCCTCAGGCTCTGTTTCTGTGGATTTTGATAATACAGGTAAAAAGTACAGTGTGTTTTCATCATCTTCTGAGTATGGCCCTTATATGAAAAAGAATGTTAAGATTCTTTCGTCTGTAGGCTGGCAGATTCAAAAAACTGATTCTTTATATATTGATAAAGTTTTAAGGAGTGCTATTTCAAATTCTGATACAACGATCTCTATTACTAATGTTGAGGACTTACCTGCTGGATCTTCTGGTAATGAATATGTTGTTGTTATAGATCCCGATAATGAGAATCGTGAGTATGTCTTGGTTGACTCTACTGATAATGGCACTAATCTTACAGTCTCTCAGAGGGGTTACAATAATTCTATTGCTAGAAGTCATGATGCTGGGGCTGTGGTTAGGTTTGAGTCTTTTGAATATATCCCGTACACTGAGTCCTATGTCGATGAATGGTCTTCTTCTACTTCAAGTATGGCTGTTAGTGCTTCAACTAGCGATTGGACTAAGTTTGCTTCTGAATATATTATTAACGATGGCTTCTTTGTTCAAAAAGCAACGTTGCCTGATGCTATATCTAATTTATTATTTAAATCTAACTTTCCAAACAAGGATGTTAAGGCTTTAAATCGTTTTGAAAGAACTGCTCTTAAGAGTGGTGCTGTTTTGCACATGAACTTTTCTGAAAAGGTTAGTGATAGAAGTAATACGAATTTGCCAGTTAAGAATGGTCTTAGGCTGAGACTTTTCGTGACTCCCGCTGGTGCTTTTAATAAAGTTAAAGATATTACAGCTGATGCTTTAGATCGGGACTTTACTGATCTTGAGAAAGCCTTGGGGTTGGAGCCGTCGGTTGTACCTGATGTTACGTTAAACACTTCCGAACTAGCATCTTATGATGGCGGTGCGGATTATGCTATGGATTTAATTGTGCCTATTGATGAAGATGATGTAATAGGTTACCCCATTACTGACGTTAATGGTGACACTAGTTATGATTATTTCAATGGAGTTGCTGACGGCTACTATACACCGTTGTATTCCGGTGATCAGGTTATTGGTGTTTCTATCGCTCATGGTGGGGTTAAGGTTTACTTGGAAGATACTTTGATCCTTGACTCTTGGAAAGAGCACGCTGTTTCTGCTCTTTCGTATACAGATTTGCAATCTGAAGTTGTTAATCTTGTTGCTGGTAAGCCTTACAAGCTGAGAGTGGAATTCTTTTATGCTCAGAGTACAAATAATTCTGATGGTTTCGCTATGTATCTACAGTATGGCATTTCTTCTGGCGGGTACGTTCTAAATTATATGCCTATTGATACCGTTTACACCATGTCTGCAATTGACAGGGTTGGTGGCAAAGATGCTTCTTATACATTAGGTGATGAAGACTGCAATAAAGTCAGGAATAATGGTGTTTATATTGGTGAAGCGGAAATTGGCAAAGATGGTGGTCTGGTGTCTGACCCAGAGAATTACTCTGTTCGCTTTACAAGCGATAAGTATATGAGGCTCCCTTATGATTTGTCATGGGATTTGAATGATTCGTCTAGTGAAAACTATACAGGTGAGTGGTCGATTGAGCTGAATGTTAAACCAACATCTTCTGGGTACTCTGTGGATGGGGAATATATAAGCATGTTTGATTCCGCCACACCGACTGGTGGATTTGAATTTTTCAACACTTCTTCGTCTAATGGGTTCAAAATTAAAACAAGCGATTCTGTTGAATCTGTATCATCGACATCATCTCTGACAGCTTGGGAGTGGAACCATATTGTTGTAACTTTTGATGGATCAACTGTGAAGTATTATTTGAATGGAATTGAGAAGGACTCTTTGTCACTTGCTGGATCTGTTTCGAGCTGGGACAATCTTGACATTGGGTTTGGTGGACGCAATGCCTATTACTCTGTGGGTGTGGGTGAGGTTGCTCCGACTAGTTTAAGGGACTTCTTCTGTGATCAGTTCTTGGTCTACAGATCATGCCTTACAGCAGAACAGGTCAAAGATAGATATACGGAAGTGAATATGCAACCTTTAACTGTATACCCATATCTTTATGGCAATGAGGCTTCCGTTAAAGATATTATAGATGAGATATCGTTGGCAGATTTGGGTCGTTTCTATATTGACGAGCTTGGGTACGCTAGGTATGAGCACTTTTATAGGTTCTTTGAGGAAAGTATTGATCAGCATGCTAATGTTCAACTTGAAATGAGTGATGACAGCCATATTCTTTCTGCTGACTACAATGTAAATTTGCAAGCAAATAAAGTGGTTGTCAAAGTGGCTGATATATCAAGCGATAGGTCTGGTTTGCAAGGCTTGTGGCGTGCTGAAGACCCGACCACTCTGGCTGTAATTAATCTTGAAACATCAATGACGGCTAATGCTACTGCTATGAACGTGTCTACTACAACAGATCCGCCATTTGTTAGTGCTGGATATGTTATGGTTGATAGTGAAATTATTAAGTATTCTGGTAAAACACCAACTTCATTTACGGGGTTGCAGAGGGGCGCTTTGGATACTATAGCTACAACTCATTCTGCTGACTCTAAAGTAAGAGAAATTAGATATTGGGACTTCCAGTACGATAAAGCTCCGGCTTTTAATGTTAGAGATCCTTTGATATCTGGTATCCAGTTTGAAAGTCCACAAACTATTGAATTGGTGCGGTTTGAGGCTGGTAATTATGGAGCAAAGTTGATTCTGGCACCTCATAGCGACTTGCCTCTTGGTTCTGTTGTGTTTGTCGAAGGAACAAATCCATTGACACAAAGGGTTTCGTTTGCTGCTATTGCCGGTGTCCCAGTTGCTTTGACTGATCGGGGTAGCAAAATTGAAGAACAGTCTGCTGAGCTGTCTGAGAACATTAGGCTTTATGGCTTGAAGGAGGTTGTTATTGAGAACAGGTTTATTACTGATTTCGGTCACGCCCAGAAAATTGCTGACTTTATCATTAGCAAGATGAGTGAACCTGTTCCTATTTTGAATGTAGAAACCATCATTACTCCTAAAGTTCAGGTGGGTGATAGAATAAAGATTACAGATCTTGATGCGTTTGATATAATTAATGGTGAGTATTGGGTTGTTGCTAAAAACTATACGTTTAGCAGTAATCCATCTCAGTCAATGATGTTAAGGAAGGTGGTGTAGTGCCTAGGTATTCTTCAAGAGTGAGGAGTTATTCTCCTTCAACTTCTGGTGTAACGAGTGAGCTTGGTATTGTTTGGTCATCTTCTGGTGGGCATACGCATGATGGGGTTGAGTCTTCTCTAATCAATGGAGAGTCGTATAGCCTTTTTGATTTTAGACCTACTAATCGTGTTTCTACTATTGATAGGTCAAATATTCAGGAGAGAAACAGAGAGTCTTTAAAGAGCTTTATAGTTAATACGGTTAAAGAAGACTACATTGAGTTTAACAATATTACTATAGGTCCAGATGTTATAGGTGCTCAAAACATAATTGCAGGTTCGATTAGCTCAGACCTTATTGCTGCTAATACGATTGTTGCTAACAATATTGCTGCTAATACCATAACAACTGAGCTTTTGGCTACGGACGCTATTCAGTCTTTAAATTACGATGCCCCTGATGGTGCAGAAATTTATAGCGATGCCGGTAGTTTCTTGGATTTGTCTAATGGCGAGTTTATAACTCCGGGCATGCGTTTGTATAGCAATGGTGCTTTATATATTTCTAATAGTGTTGTAATAGGCGCTACCACTGCTAGCACGGTAGTTGATGGTGCTGCTTCTGGCGCATCCTCTTTGCAGCCGGGTCAAGCTGCCGGTGATGTTAATAGTGGAACAACAACTATTAACGGTGGCAAAATTAGAACGGGTGATATTCAGTCTACCGATTTTTCTTGGAATGGCTCGTCTGTTTATTCTACTGATGGAACTAGATTTGATTTGGATAATGGTCAAATTATTGGTCAAGCTTTCAGACTTTACTCTAATGGTAACATGAGTATGGCTGGAACTATCACTGCTAATGCCGGGTCTATTGGTGGTTGGACTATTAATTCCAGCAATATAACATCTAATGCAACGACCATATACAGCACTGGTCATATATATTTAAATAATGGTGCAACTAGAATTTATTCTAATGGGTATCTGTATCTTAATAATGGTACAACTAGAATTTATTCTAATGGGTATATTAGAGGAAACTCGGGTAGATTCACTGTTAACACAAGTGGGTATTTGACTGCTACAGGTGCAACTATTACTGGTGCCATTAATGCAACGTCTGGTACCTTCTCAGGCAATCTTACATCTAATGCAACTATCACTGGTGGCGAGTTCGCTGGTGGAACCTTCTCGTTGTCAGCGGGGTCTACTACTAGAATTAGGTTCGGTGCTAGTTACGGTCAAGGTGTGGATATTGACGGTGGGACAGTTGGTAGCATTAATGTTGGTGTTTGGCCTGCTGTCGGTTTTGAGGGGAACCGTTATAATGTTGTTCAAAGCGCTTCTTATCCCGGTGCGGCCCATAGATTCTATGGGCGAGTTGATGTGACTAGCAATGTTAACTACAGCACAAGCTGGATACGTCAGCAGATTATTGCTTCAAGCTCTGACGGTAATGCTGGTATCGCTATCAGGGCTGGTACTGACACTGGCACGGTGCAATTTAGGGTTGGGTATAACTTTGGTGTTTTGTATATACGAAACCATAATGATAGTGCATATACGACTGTTAATTGTGGAACTGTGAATGCTGATGGTGATCTGAACGCTACTGGGGCAAAACCTTTCGTTATACCTCATCCTATTCTTAACGGTATGAGATTGAGACATGCAGCTGTTGAGGCACCATTAGCAGATTTGATTTATAGAGGCGTTGCTAAACTTAAGAATGGCAGGGCGGAGATTAACATTGATGAGTCTGCCAGAATGACGGAGGGCACTTTTGTTGCTTTGTGTAGAAATATTTCTTGTTTTACTTCAAACGAGTCAGATTGGGGTTCGGTCAGAGGCGTTGTTAATGGAAACATTTTAACAATTGAGGCAGAAGATGCAAGATCTCAATCTACTGTTTCTTGGTTAGTTGTCGGTGAGAGAAACGACGATAAAATTAGGGAATCAGAGGCTACTGATGACGATGGAAGACTGATCACAGAGTTTGATAGGCCAGACCATGAACTCGATTAACTTTACTTATTAACTTTTAAAGTATAAAATAGTTATATGGGGAAGTTTAAGTCTATAATAACTAGAATAATTGCTGTATTTGCGGCTTCTGCTTTAAGCGTTGTGGGTGCTGG